GATAAAGCACTAAAAGCAACAAGCTCTGAGACTCGTTCAACTTCAGATTCTAGTTTAGGTGGCAAAAAAATATACCGTAGATCGGATTTGATTAATCTACAGGTAACTGATCCAAATCGTTATGCATCACTAGCAGAAGAAATTCAAGAGGCGTATGCAGAAGGTAGGGTCAAATAATATAATAATATAATAGGAGAAGTAAAATGGCGTTAGGAACAAATAACACCACGGCTGCCGTAGCCAATAACTTCATCCCTGCGTTGTGGAGTGATGAAGTAATTGGAGCATATAAGGCAAATCTTGTGTTAGCTAATTTAGTAACAAAGATGTCGCATAAAGGCAAAAAAGGAAACACAATTAAAATACCTGTTCCAGCAAGAGGTGTTGCAACAGCAAAAGCAGCTAACACACAAGTAACATTGAGTGCAGCTACTAACGCAGTTATTGATGTAGTAATTGACAAGCACTTTGAATACTCAAAGTTGATTGAAGATATTGCAGAAGTACAAGCGTTAGCTAGTATGAGAAAATTCTATACTGACGATGCAGGCTTTGCTTTAGCAAAACAAGTGGACTCTAGTCTATTTGCATTAGCTGAAGGTTTTCAAGGCGGTGTAGTAGGTAACACTAGCCAAGCTACTGTTTATGAAAAAGCAGTAATTGGTGGTGATGGTACTACTCTTTATACTGGTAACTCTCGTAACTGTTCAGACATTACTGAAGCAGGTATTAGAGCAATGATTCTAAAACTTGATAATGCGGATGTTCCTATGGACAATCGTGTAATGGTTATACCTCCAATTGCAGCAAATGACTTGTTAGTACTTGAAAGGTTTACTGAGCAACAGTTTATTGGTAATGGTGATGCAATTAAAACTGGCAAACTTGGTATGGTTCATGGCATAGATATATATATTTCTACTGCGTGTCCTGTAACAACGGGTGCTGCTACTGCTACTGATAGAGTTGGTATGATAATGCACAAAGATGCTCTAGTTTTAGCAGAGCAAGTTGGAGTGCGTACTCAAACTCAATACAAGCAAGAATATTTAGGTGATCTTTTCACTGCCGATACTTTGTATGGCGTTAAAGAGCTTAGAGATACTGCTGGTGTTGCTTTTGTTGTACCAGGAACTTAATAGTTAATTGAGTTGTAACCCCTTCTTACGAGGGGGTTATTCTAAGTTAATTAGGAAATTTATGGCTATTGTACAAACAGAAATGGACTCTTTAATAGAAGTTCTTGCCAATAATCAAGATAAAAATTTTATACAAAGAATTTTAAATAAAAATGATTACCCAGAATTAGAAGGCGTAGGTAAATCAAAAGGAAAAGTGCATACTCATTTAATGTCTGATACTGAAATAGATGGTAGATTTTTTGTTTATCCAGAAGTTGTACAAATTGATGGGGAGCTTGTAAAGAAAAACAGAGAAGAAGCATTAGATTATGCTTTAGAAACTGGAGAATATGTAGAGTTACCTACGCAATCTTCAGCCTCTTGGTTTGCTAAAAACTACAAAAAATATTGGGATAAGATGGGATATAAACATTAATGCCTATTTACGAATACGAATGTAAAGATAGCCATGTTTTTGATGAAATGTGTTCTATGAAAGACAGGTTGAAGAAAAAAGAATGTCCAGAATGTGGAAAAAAAGGTAACTTTAAAATAAGTGTCAGAGGTACACAGCCTCACTTTGGCAATCAAGATACTCTCTGGAACATGAGAGAGCGTAAACGAACTATACAAAAGGATTTTAGTGGACATATTTAGCAATACTACAGATGAAAGAACTGTAAGTAACTCATTAGAGATTGACAGAATTAAAGCCAAAGTTCTTGCTGTTTGGAATCAGCTTATGGCTGCTACTTATGACATAGAATATAAGAATAAAGACAAAGAAGATGAAGATTATATGTCTTTAGAAGAATATATGGAAAATAACAAACTCAAATTTGCAGGTGAAGAAGAGCCAGAAACAGAAATAGATAGTTTGTTAGAAATGTTTGAAAATATGTTAGACCCAGGTGAAGAATTAGATTCTATAAAAAATGATGCTAAAGCACCTACTTATGGTTCTACTAATTTACCTTCTCATAAAGAGTCTTTAAAAGTACCTAAAGGTACATATGTTGCAGATCATGTTTCTACATCAACACCTAAAGATTCAAAAGACAAATTACAAGCAACAACTTATAAAGAACCAGAAAAAGGTAAAAAACTTATATCTAAAACACATAAAAGTTCTAATGCAAGTGTCCAATCATTACATGACATATTAAAAGTTGAGCGTGAAGAGTTATTAAGATTAGTAGCTAAAAGAAATAAATTATATGGAGTAAGGTTGTAATGGCAGTTTCAAAAATACATTGGAGAAAACAAAAAGCATTATCAATGCTTGCTTTTAGAAGAAGGTTTAGACATGCATTTGTACCTAAATTTACACCAGGTCAAGAAATCTTATTAGAAAATAGTGGTGTTTATATCCAAAATTATTTAGTAGCAGAAGCGCTAGTAGATGTACATGACAACAATAAACCAGTTTACATAATAACGGAGCAAGACTAATGGCACAAATTAAAGTATCAGCACTAACAGCAAAAACCAATACTGGTGGAGGAGAAGAATTATTAATTAACGATGGTGGTACTTCTAAAAAAGTTACTATTGATAATCTTTTAAAAGATGATGGAGTATTAAATAAACACATTGGGCCTTCAGCAGTAGGCACAACAGAAATTGCAGACAACGCAATCACTTCAGCTAAGATTGGAGTTGATGTTATTGTCGCAGCAGACCTAGCTAACAACTCTATTACAGTAGCAGAGTTATCAAACAACGCGGTAACAACAGCAAAGATTTTAGATGACAATGTAACAATAGCTAAATTAAATTTAATATCAACAGCAAGCGCTCCTTCACTAGAAGCTAAAGGAACATCTGGCGCAACATCTGGGTATATAACATTAAACTGTGAAGAAAACACACACGGTATTAAACTATTAGGTCCACCCCATTCAGCAAATGCAAACTATACATTAACATTTCCTAATGATGATGGTAATGCTAACCAAATGTTAACTACAAATGGTTCGGGTGTTATGACTTGGGCATCAGCAGGTTCAAATTCTATAGTTGCTGGTTCTGTAAACACAGCAGCTTTAGGTTCAAACGCAGTTACAAATGTTAAGATGGCTGATAACGCAGTAGATACAGCAGAAATTGCTGCTTCAGCAGTAGAAACTGCCAAGATAAATAATGGTGCAGTAACAACTGATAAGCTAGGTGCAGATGCAGTAACCGCAGCTAAGATAGCTGATAACGCAGTTACAGCAGACCATATTGGTGATAATGTTATTAATAGTGAACACTATGCAGCAGACAGTATTGATGCTGAACATTTGAATGTAAACTCTGTAAACACAGATGCTATTATTGATGATGCAGTAACTTCAGCACATTTAGCAGCAGGTGCAGTAGATGCAACAGCTATTGGCAATGATGTAGTTAACAGCCAACATTACGCAGCAGCTAGTATTGACAATGAACATTTAGCTGATAATGCAGTTGGCACAGCAGAAATAGCAGACGATGCAGTTACAGCAGATAAATTAGCTAACGCAATTAACACAGCAATTGCAGCTAACACTGCTAAGAATACAAATGCTACTCATACAGGAGATGTAACAGGTAGTGGTACTCTTACAATTGGTGCTGATAAAGTTATTACTTCTAAGATATTAAATGCTAATGTTACTACTGCTAAGATAGCAGATGATGCAGTTACTTACGCTAAGATGCAACACACAGGTACAGCTAATAGATTATTAGGTGCAGCTAGTGCTGGTGCAATTGGTGAAGTACAAGTAGTTGTAGCAATGATGGCAGCAGACTCAATTGATTCTGCACAATATGTAAATGGTAGTATTGATCACGAACACTTAGCAGCAGATATAGTAGATGGCGACATTATAGCTGATGATGCAATCGGCGCAGAACATATTGCTGATGATGCAATCGTAAGTGCAGCTATTGCTGATAATGCAGTCTTAACTGCTCACATTGAAGATGACCAAATTACAGCAGCTTTGATGGCAGACAATAGTATTAATTCTGATATGTATGTAGATGGAAGTATTGATACAGTACATATAGCAGATGCACAAGTTACTCTTGCTAAAACAACTGGTTTGGTTGGTAAAAATACTATATGGATTCCTTCACAAGCAATGACTCCAACTACAACAAATGGTTGCTCTGCTTTAACAACAGTTGAAACAACTTCAGGTAGACCTGATATGAATGTTTTAGATTTTGATAAAGATAGTGATGAGTTTGCACAATTTTCTATAGCTTTTCCTAAAATGTGGAACTTAGGCACAGTCACTTTTCAAGTATTTTGGTCTGGCATAGCTGCAACAACTGATTGTGATTGGTCAGTACAAGGTGTAGCAATGAATGACAATGAAACTATTGATGTTGCTTATGGAACAGCAGTAGTTGTTACAGATAATGCACAAGGAGCAGTTGAAGAATTATTAGTATCAGCAGAAAGCGGAGCAGTTACTATTGCAGGAACTGCGGCTGATAATGATTTATGTTATTTTAGAATTGGAAGAGATGTATCTGGAGATGATATGGCTGGAGATGCTAGGTTACACGGAATTAAAATATTCTATACGACAGATGCTTTAACAGACGCGTAAGGGGATTATATGAGTTTTGGATATACAGTATTAGGTTTTGGTTCTGCTCGTCGTGGTGGGGCAAGTGCTACAGAATTAACTATTGCGTCTAATGCAAATAACTTAAATATTAAAACACTAACATTAGCTGCTGGCGGTGCAGTAGATGGTAATGTTAATGTTACAATTAATTCTGGAGTTACAATTGGTTCATCAGCTTCTGCAACGCCTGCTTTAATTACGGACACAGGTTGGTCTAGTGGAGTAACAATTACTATTATTAATAATGGTTCTATTGTCGGAGCAAACGGTGTAAATGTTACAGGTGCTAACTCTGCTGGTGGTGCTGGAGGTAGAGGTGGTGAAGGTAATGAGTGTGGTTATGGTATTGAAAGCGGTCAAGCTGGAAGTGCTGGTGCATCAGGTTCAAGTACAGCACACGCTAACTCTAACGGTGGTATTGCTTTTCAACATACACAAACAGACGATGATAATTTAGCTGTAGTATTTAGTACAGCAGGTACACGAACAGGTGGTTCAGCAGGAGCTACTTCTTACGCCGGAGGCGGTGGTGGAGGTGGCGGTGGTGGTCGAGATGCTGACGGTGGTGCTATTGGCGGCGGCGGAGGAGGCGGCGGTGGTGCTGGTATTCCTGGTGGTGGCGGTAGTTCTAAAGGTCGAGGAGCAACTACTGGAGCTGGTTGTAATGCATCTGTTGATGGTGCTGCTGGTGGCTTAGGACAAGATTCATCTGGAGCATCTGGTGGTGCAGGTGGTGCTGGTGCTGGTAATGGTGGTAATGGTGGTAATCTAAATGCAGCAGGTTCAGCAGGCGCAGCAGGAAGTGGATATTCTGGTTCAGCAGCAGGTGCTGGTGGTTCAGCATCTTCAGCAAATGGTTCAGCAGGTGCAGCTTTATCTGGTAATACAGACCAAATTAGTTAATATAGGATATTATTATGAATTTACAAGCAAGAAGAACTAGCGGTAGTGCTTTTTCTGCAGAAGATAAATTAGAAGTTACTTTTAATTCTGATAGTCAAGATATGTCATTAATTACACACACTCTTGAACAAATATCAGGTGTTGCTGTTACGCACGGTGGTGGTGCACCAGCAGGTGATTATTTGCATTATAAAACATCGGTAATAGATGCCAATGGTGATGGCGTTGTTGATTACTCAAATGTTGTAATGTCTTTAGTACAAGCAGAAAGAGGAACTTCAGTTGTTAAAGTAGTATGTTCTGCAATAACAGTAGCACAAGTTACTGCATATGAAGATGACGGAACTACAATAACACCAACAATATATAGAACAGGTGAAATTACACTTCAATGGGCAGATGATAGTTTTGTCTAATGGATTTTATTAAAAGCCAAGAAAGGTTAGATATTTGTAAGAAATGTAATTTATTTCAGAAAAACACAGGTATTTGTAAAAACTGTTTTTGTCAAATGAATCTTAAAACAAAACTTAAAAATGCAAAATGTCCTGTAGGTAAATGGTAATGTCTACAAGACTGCGTAACAATTTAATAGCTGGTTTATTTGTGTTTGCTTTTTGGTGCGTATCTTTTTCAGTTATAGCAGCCGATCCTATAGTTACACAAAGCACAAGCAACAGCACAGTTACAAGTTCAAGTACCGCAAAACAAACAATAAGAACTAATCCGCCTAGTGCAATTAGTCCAAGCATAAATGCCAGTAACTCAGACTTATGTGCTATTGGCGTAAGCGGTGCAGTACAAACACAAATTATTGGAATCTCAACAGGACAGGCA